TTGCGTTAATGGCATCAAAGAAAAACAAAAATGATGCCAGCTCTATTATTATAAATAGTGCTATTCCAACAAGTAATAATAATTATTTGTCAAATATTGTATTCCTTGAAAATCACGAAGGTTTAACAACGGATGAATTAGCATTAATAGTTCGAAGATTATATCATCAATATAAATGTACCGATTTAGTTATTGATACAAATGGTGTTGGTCTTGGTGTATATGATGCTCTTGTTCAAGATATGTTAGACCATGAAACAGGTGAATTATATCCAGCATTATCTTGTTGTAACGACAAGCTCATGGCAGAAAGATGTAAAGTTGAAAATGCTCCAAAAGTTATTTGGTCTATAAAAGCTAATGCCAACTTTAATAATGAAGCTTGTATTTTATTAAGAAGTGGTTTCCAATTAGGAAAAATAAATCTTTTGGTTTCTGAATTTGAATCTGAAGAGATTTTGAAAGATAGAATTAAAGGATTTAATAAAATGCTTCCTTATGAACAGATGCAGTATAAAATGCCTTATGTCCAGACTACTCTTCTTGTGTATGAGTTAATTAATCTGGAGCATGAAATCAAGGGAACAAATATTAAAATCACAGAAAAAAGCGGTATGCGTAAGGATAGATATAGTTCTTTAGCATACAACTATTGGGTTCAATGTCAACTTGAAAGAGAGATGTTGAGGAAACCTAAGAGTGGATTTAATGCCGAAGAATATGCTAGTAAATTACGGAAATTAAATAAAAAGCCTAGAGCTTATTAAAGGAGGTGAGATATGCATGAGTAGAAAACGAAACAGAAATAAGTCTCAAAATTCTCAGAAAAAATATGCTTATGTTCCTGTGTATTCAAAAGCAGACTATGAAAAAGATGAACGTGATTTTTCTAAAAGCGAGAAAAATGGAAAAATAAATTGGAGTGCTTTTCAGCGTTTGATGTTAAGAGATTTGTGTACAAATTCACATATTATAGAAACAGGCTATATTGGTGAAGTAAAATTGGAAGATGCTGAATTGGCTCTAAAATACCCTAAACAGGGTTGGCGAATCTTATTGGCTATTTCTGAAGAACTTATGCATATTTCTCCACATTATTTTCGTTTAAATAGTCTTTATAGTAATATGGCATTATTTTGTTGGTGGATTGATTTATATGATGTCAAAGAAAATGCCAATATCACTACTATAAAAAAACTATATGGAAATTTGGCTGCAAAGCTTGAAACAATGAATCTAAAACATGAATTTGCTAAAATTATGAAGGTAATTCCTTATCAAGATATATATTGTGGTTTACTTGTTGAAAATCAAACTGATTTTTTTATTCAACAAATAAATTATAAAATATGTCGATTATATGAGGTTCAAGATGGATTATATAATTTTATTATTAATCTTTCTGCTATTCAACCTCAGAAGTTGTCAGCTTATCCTGATTACGTTCAAAAGGCTTATCTTGATTTTCAGGATGGAAAGTTGAGTAGCAATTGGTATTACCCACCAGCAGACAGGCAGATTTGTGTAAAATTGAATAGTCAGTGGACATATCCCTACCCTCTTCTTATTGGATTGGTTAGGGATATTTTAGATTTAGATGTTTATAAAAAACTCAAATTGCAATCTGCAAGAACTGATAACTATAAGGCAATTATGGTTAAAGTTCCAATTGATGAAACAACGGTTGACAAACCATTATTAACTCCAGATACTCTTGGAATTTTTGCGGAAATCAACAGAGAAAGTATGAGTGATGATATTGGTTTAATTCATACCCTTGGTTCTGATGGGGAAGCAATTAGTTTTAAAGACTCAAGCAATACCAGAAACAATGTTTCAGATGCTATTGATGAAATATACAATGCATCTGGAGAAACAAAAGAACTATTTAATGGTTCTTCTTCTGGTACAGCGGTTACATTTTCTGTGGAAAATGATTCTGGATTCATTTATGGATTATATCGTCAGTTTGAACGATGGATGAACAGATATATCAAACTGAGAAAATATAATAAGTCAACATTTAAGTTCTATTTTTATCTTTTAGATATAACGATTTTTAATCGTGACAATGTATCAAAAAGGTATAAAGAAGCTTGTACTCTTGGTGCAAATGTCATTGATAAATGGCTTGCTACTTTAGATATGACCCCTTCAAGAACTTTAGGAGCAAAAATTATTCATCAAGATATTTTTGATTTTTACAATAATTTTATCCCCCTCTCCTCTTCATACAATGGTGGGGAAGCTGGTAGACCTACTAATGAATCTCAAGGAAAAACTTTGGATGTTAGCGGAGAAGTAACTAAAAATCGTGATAGCAATAAAGATAGGTAGGAGGATATATGGCTGATTCAAAAATTAAAAAATCTGTATTATCCTTTCCTGTCATGTTTCAAAAAACTGAGGAAATTGAAAATTCAGATTGTCGATTTACAAAAGTAAAAATTTGGTTAATGCATCTTGGTCAGAATTATAACGGAAGTGTTTTTGAAAAATCAGTTGTTGATGATGCGTTACCTACATTGGGATATATTCCTATTGTAGCATTTATTGAAAACAATCGTTCTGGAGAACAGGACTGTTCTGACCATAGATATATTATTACAAAAGACGAAAAAGGTGTTCGTAGAAAATATCAGGGTGTTGCATATGGTGTAATTACTTCTGGTGCGGATAACAACGCTCATTATGAAGAAAGACTTTGTGATGATGGAGAAACACGAACATTTTTAGTTGTTGATGGATTAATTTGGAATATGTTCGAAGATAGCTCAAACATTATCAATAGAGATTTGATTAAATCACAATCAATGGAATTGTGGGATGATGGTTCATCTGTAGAGGGCTATGAGGACGAAAATGGAATTTTTCATTTTACCAAATTTTCATTCAGAGCTGCTTGTATCTTAGGAAAAGATTATGAGCCAGCAATGATTAATTCAACTGTTGAAGTTCAATTCACTATTAGTGATTTTGTTAAGAATATCCAGAGTGAATTAAACGATAAATTTACAACTTTCACCAAATTGGTGAATGAGAAAAATACTAAAGGAGGTATTAGAACTATGCCAAATACAGACTTCACACAGACTGTTATGGAACAGTTTGCAGATATTTCCACTATGGTTCGTCAGGCTGAGACTATGAAGGATAGATGGGGGGATGAAGTACCTCGCTATTACCTCAGAGATATTCAGGATAACGAAGTAATTGTTGTTGATAGAGTAAATAATTATCAGTTTTATGGCTTCCCATTCACTATGAGTGGTGATAAGGCAACAATTGACTTTACCAAAGGAAATAGAAAGAAAACACAGTATGTCAACTATGAAGAGGGCGAAGTTGTTCCAGAAGGAAGCTTTGATTTTGGAACACACATTTCTGAAATTGAGAATGTTGCATACTCAAAAGTTACAGATGCGGAAGCAAAGGTAACAACTGCCGAGACAGCAAAAGCTGAAGCAGAGACAAATTATAGTCAGGTAAAAGCTGATTATGATGAATTAAAGCCTAAATATGATGAATTTGTTCGTGCAGAACAGGCTAGAATTGACGATGAAATTGATAAAAAGAAAGATGCGGAATTTGCACGTTATGAAGCAGCTCTTTCTGGAGATACAGAATTTGAATCTCTAAAAACTTTAAAAACAGATATGTCTTTAGAAGATATTGAAGGAAAATGTGCAATCTTATATGCAAGAAAAAACCTTGCACAGACAAATTACACAAAGTCTAACTCACAGGGCTTAACTGTTGGTGTTATGGATGATACAACTGGTGACGAAGGATATGTTTCTACAAAATATGGAAATATCCCTGTAAGTAGACGATAAAATCAAGGAGGTAATTGAATATGGCTATTTATACAGTATTTGAGTCAACAAATATGGGTTCTACTCACTACGCAGAAAGAATTTTTGATGCAGTTGCAACAACTGATGTAGAGAATGGTACTTTTGGTTATTTGGATGGACTCGCAGATGGTGAAAGTAATATTTACAAATTTGTAGCTGGTACTAAAGAGGGCGAACCTGTTGTTGTTGTAGACCAGCCAGCATGGACTGAAGATACTTGCCGTATCACAAATCAGAGAAAGGATAAGTTTATTAATGAAGCTGGTGTTCCTTTTAGAGTGCGTGTTGTTAAGAAGAACGATGAGTTTGGTATTACAGCAGAGGGAATTACTGCTGAAACTAGAGAGAAGCTTAAAGAGAAAGCTTTTCTTACAATTGATTCTACTGGTAAGTTAGTAGCTTCTGAAACTACAACTTCTGGTGCAATCATGGAAGCAACTGTAGAGAGAAAACGTATCACAGGTGGTACTATTGCTACTGCTGCTCATAACTATGGATATTCCAGAACAATTTACGAAGCTAAAGTAAAAACATTAGCTTAATTTTGATGAAGGAGGAACAATAATATGCCTAGAACTAATTTTAGTGCTGAAGAGACAAAAGTATATGACCTTGCTCTTGATTTAGCAAGAGGTGAATTTTCTCTTCATGTTGATAAGGAAAAGGTTGGTCGTAAAGACCTTGAAGATTATTTAAGAAATAAAATCAACAATGACATTCTGAAAGGTGCATCACTTTATCAGGCTTATAGACGTAACAATATTGTTATGTTTGAAATTGTTGAAGAAATTACAAACGTAACCATCAGTGAGAATGTACTTAGTTCTCCTTTTATTGATGCTTTCGTTGAAATGAAAAACCGTTATCTTGGAGATAGAACAGCATTTTATTCTGAAGGTGGATTACTTTCAGTGGCTTCTTTTGCTGGAAATCACTGGGATACAAATAGACAGGCTGTAGACCTTGGAGAAGAAATTACACTTCCAAAAGAGTGGATTTTTATTCATGTTTACGAAGAGCTTGAGAGATTCTTACTGGGTATTACTACTCTTGAGAAGCTTACAGATAAGATTTATAAATCTATCAATAAATATATTCAGGATAGACTGTATGTACAGTTCCAGAATGTAGCAAATGCAGTTCCTACTGAGTTTTCTAAAAATGGTAACAGTGAGGAAGCAGTTGGTAGTCTTTGTGATTTAGTACAGGCTGCTGGTGGTTATGATTCATTAACTATCGCTGGTACTAAAGGAGCATTAAGAAAGCTTGCTGGTATTATTCCTGATAAAATGTTTGCTGATAGTCAGAAAGAAGCAAAAGCAAATACAGGTTCTATTGGTGATTGGGAAGGTAATAAGTTAATGATTATCCCTCAGACACTTAAATCTGGTACATTTGAGCTTGCTCTTGATGATAGTAAACTGTTTATTATGGGTGGAGATGTTAAACCTATTAAATTAGAGTTTATCGGTGATACTCGTACTGATATGGATACCACAGGAAAGAAATACAACGATATGACTGTTGATATTCAGTTACAGACCCTTATGGGTATTGGTCTGATGCTTCCTCAGTATTTTGGAGTATTTACATTTGCTTAAATGCTATTAAGGTTATACGCTATATGTAAGAAGAAAGGAGATTTAGTATGCCAAGAACTAAAGCTGCAACTAAGTCTACTGTTGAGTCAGATGCTACAAAGGTGGCATCTGACAATTCTTCAGTAGATGAAGTTAAAACAACCACAAAAGAAACAAAAAAGGTAGAACCTTTACGTGATTCAGATGAAATTGAAGTTGTATCTCTTATTTCAAATGTTTCATATAAAGATAATCGTACAAATGATATGTACGAATGGGATGAAGTTGGTCATTCAGAATTAATGACTGTTGAAACAATCAAAAATATGTGGAGAAATCATAAAGGTTATTTCAGAAATCTTTGGTTAAAACCAATGGATGATAGAATTATTAATCAGTTTGGTTTAACAAGAACTTACGAAAAATATGAGTATTTGATGGATGAATCCAATTACACCAGAGACAAAATTGATGAAATAATTGCTTCTATTGATGCTACTCCTAATGGACTTAAATTTGCAATCTGTAATAAGATTAAAGATTTGGTTATCAACGGAGATGTTTCTGATGTGTCTGTAATTAAAGCAATTGAAAAGCATCTGGATATTGACCTGATTTCTTTTATTTAAGTAAGCCTGCAAATAAAAAGTCAAGGCTAAATTGAAAGAACATTGAAAATTTTATACAGGTTGAAAATTGGGTATCAAAATCAGACCACCACACCAGTGCTGGTCTGAAAATATTAGTGGATAATTAAGATTCTGGAAGAGATGAAAGATATTCTTTCACTCGTCCGTAGTAGATTCTTAGAAAC